TTTTCTGTTGTCTCTCTGATTAGAGAAGATGTAACTAGAGAACCGTGCATTGCACTGAAGAGACTACCACCGAACATACCTGCTACTCCCGCCATGTGGAAAGGATGCATTAGTATGTTGTGTTCTGCTTGGAACACGAACATGAAGTTAAATGTACCTGAGATACCTAGAGGCATTCCGTCAGAGAATGAACCTTGACCGAAAGGATACACTAGGAATACAGCGAATGCTGCAGATACTGGTGCGGAATATGCTACGCAAATCCAAGGACGCATTCCTAATCTGTATGATAGTTCCCACTGTCTTCCCATGTATGCTGAGATACCTATGAGGAAGTGGAAGATTACCAACTGGTAAGGACCGCCATTGTACAACCATTCGTCTACTGTTGCTGCTTCCCAGATTGGGTAGAAGTGTAGACCGATTGCGTTTGATGATGGTACAACTGCACCTGAGATGATGTTGTTACCAAACATTAGAGATCCTGCTACAGGTTCTCTGATTCCGTCGATATCGACTGGAGGTGCTGCTATGAAAGCAACTACGAAACATGCTGCTGCTGTTAGCAAGCATGGAATCATGAGTACACCGAACCAACCAACATAGATTCTGTTGTTAGTTGATGTTACCCACTCACAGAACTCAGGCCATCCTTGTAGGAGTCCACCTTGTCTGCGTGTATTTGAAAGAGTTGTCATTAGTAAGACGATTGCTATGTAGGGCATCAAGGGTTAGATGCGAAACATATTTCTGAGAATCCCTTCTACTCCCAGATAAAAGACGAAGTATTATAGTGCCTATAGGTCTTGGTTTAAGAGCACTGAATAGGTGAGGAAACCCTCACTTTATCTTTATTATATATGAATTGTTAAGTTTTGTCAAGCTTTATATGCCTTGCCAGAAGGTATCTCCTACAGGTTGTAGGTTTCTTGATAGGAAGTATAATCCTAGGTTACATACGAACCAGTTTATATTCACTACCCAAGTTTGTCTCCATAGATATCTTCTGTTGCTCTGTACAATAAAATTATTTCTCTCATTCATTGATGCGTCTACAGATAGAGGTCTGAACTTAAGAACTTGTTCTAGACCTAATGCAATTACAAATCCTATTGCATAGATGTAAAACAAAAAGTTAAGGAAACCTGATGCTGTTAATAGTAGTGGAATCATGTTAGTAGTGGTTGTAAATTCTTTTTATTATTGGTACGAGATCTGTCTCGACTTTATCTGATATATTGTCTATGATATTAATATCAATTTCCATAAAAGGTGGAATAATACCGAGCATTCTTAGTAATCCATCCACGAATAATGCGAGAGTTGTGAAACCTAGTATCATACTGATAACGGTTGCTTCTCTGTTGTGCTTCTTCATAGACTCTTCATCTATTTGTCTTGCTTGCTCAACAGCATATTCAATTAATGCATCTACTTCTGCCTTAGTATAAACTTGTTCTTCTTTAATTTGTTTTGAACTAATCGTCATCAATATCCTTGAATTAATTGGTTATCATTATATTATACCAAGTGAACCTGCAGTTATGCCGATTGTCATCATACCAAAAAATTCCACCAGAGGCATGTGGTCTGATGGGATAGTGGTAAAGACCTGATTTAGTATAGCGATCATTTATGCGAATGCGATGTTACCTACACCTGTTGTGATGTAAAGTGCAACAACTGAAGTGAATAGAATGTGGTACATTATGCTCCTGTGGGTAATGCGATAGGTTGAGTTACCCGAACACCTTTTCCTCCTTGGAAATCATCGTCGTCATCATTATTGCTTGCTCTCAAGACTAATTCTACTAGTACTAAAAATGCTACTGGATAGAAGCACCATAGGATTGCTGCAAAAGGCGATATAGAATTTGTTGAGACTACTAAGTCAGACATAGATTTGATATTGTTAAGAAGTGTTACGAGTAACTATTTAGTTTTGTAAAGTTCTAAGAGAAAAAAAATAAGACCTTAGAAGAAACCTGGTATAATCCAACCAGTGAATCCGTAGTTAACTACTGCTGCGAACAAACCCATCATCGCTAGACGACCGTTCATTTGCTCTGCTGTTTTCCAATAGTTCATTATACGAAACCTGGTATGATTTGACCTGTTGTTAAGTAAGCACCTAATCCTGCGATGATTCCAAGCATTGCTAGTCTACCGTTAAGTTTTTCAGCAACTACTTTCTGTGCTTCTATTTCTTTTTTGTTTGATGGATACATTAAAAGATACCTGGTATGATATTTCCTGTTGTAGCATATGCTCCTACAGCTGCTACGAAACCAAGCATTGCTGCCCATCCGTTAAATCTTTCTGCTTCTGGTGTCATGAGTTTGTCCTCTTTGGGTGTGGTGAATTGTGATTGTAATTTCATTGTTAATGAAATATGTGACAAATCTGTCACGGTAATAGTGCGATATGGTATTCGTTAGAACCCTAAGATTCCACCGAAGAAAAAACTGCCTGTGGCAATGTATGAAATTGTTCCTGCAACAAGACCAAGCATAGCAAGTCTACCATTGAGTTTCTCGGCATTAGGACCGTATCCCTCGTATGATTCGTCTAGGTAAGGTTTTGGTTCAACACTGTAAATGTTTTGCCTTCCACCTGATTCTGTAACTGTAGTCATTTAGTTATGTTAAGAACTGTAACATAATTATATAGCAAATATAAAGTTTTGTCAAATAAGTAAAAATACTTATGTTTGGACTCACTAACAATTCTTGTTTAAATCTTCTACCATATTTCCACCAATCTCTGCACCCTGATCCATGCCCATCATCGTAGCAGCACCTGCAATAACCCACCCAACAAAGGGAATATTAGTAAAGGCAGGAGCAACAGCAGCACCAACACTAGCCCCAACCATTCTACCTGTTCCTTTTCCTGATCCGATTGCTTCGATGCATGCTTGAGACTTTCCACCTGTTGTGATGTCTTCTCCGAGTTTTTGATACTGTAAATGTTTAGACCCATCCATCGTGTACTCTTCGTATGTCCTAGTGTTCTCGTTAGCCAACCCAAGAAACCCACCTTTCTCTTTTAGATCCCTTTCCACACGCATTACTTTAGGGTCATTTGCTTTGTAACTAATTCTATATCCTTCTTTATCTGCCTCTACCATGTAAGATGTGTAAGGACCTACTGGTACATTGACTACAGGAAACTCTGACTTCCTTGAAATCATTCCTATCATACCAATATGAGATAGACCAACTAATGCACCTAAAGTTATCGCACTTATCTTAGTCCAGTTTGTTTTGCGTTTGGGTTTAACTTCTGCACCAAACATTGCTTCATCCTGATCCATTTGTATGTTTATATGCTAACAGTATATAGGTAACTCTTCTTGCAAATTGGGTGCGAGAAACAAAATAACCGAAGTCATCTGTTTCCCTGTATATATTGTAGCATAAAAAAAGAGGGTGTCAAGCACCCTCTGGTAAGTTCCGATTGTAGAGACTGCACGAAAGGAGTCTCAATCTTATTTAGAATGTGTATTTTACACCTGCTTTTCCAGCCCAGTCTACATCATCAACATTAGTAGCAGCAGAGATCTCTCCGTATACTCCAACCTTATCGTTGATTGCTTTTCCACCACCGATGTAACCGATTAGTTCAGTGTCACCGAACTCATCAGCAGTCTCTGTGTGAGTTACTGTAGGACCACCTGATACATACCAGTCGATTCCATTAGGTGTTTGACCTTCGTATCCAAGTTGGAATTCCCATGTACCTGATGAGTATGCTCCATCTGGATATGAACCGCTAGCTTCTACATTAACATAAGGACCAGCAAAAGCGGCTCCAGAGAATAGAAGAGGTGTTGCTGCTAAAGCAGCTATTGTTGATTTAATCATTTTTGTTTTTGTTTTTCTCGCAAGATATACTATTCCTGCGGATGTTAGACAACCCCGACATGGGTGTCTTTGGTCTACGCAGGGTTACGATCTTTCGAGTCCTTCGTGTAACTGTCACATGTGCCAGTTGTAATATTTATCATAGCAGGTTTTGGATTGTGTGTCAACCACTACATTACTTGCCTTCAAAACCTGGTGGCAATGTTCCGATGTATGGGTTCAGTTCTAAGAGTTGTTTAGGGTTCTCTATCAAAGGAACTTGATTTCTCCAGAACTCCCACAAAGAATCGTGACAATTCTTATGATAAACATCCACATGGATATCATGTATGTCAGAACCTAATGCTATCTTGTACATAAAGATTGGTATTGTATAAGTCAAACCAGTATTGTATATTAAATCATCTGCTACTGCACGAGGAAGAACCTTCTGATCTATTTTATATTTGTCTCCTCTGACATGGAAGTCCACAAGTTTCTGTGCATACCTTCTATTGATTACATAACATGCTGTAGAAAAATCATTAATAAATCTACGATGAATCTGTGCTGTGATACTAGCAGGATTAATAACTGCTAGTTGTAATACATCCCAACCATGTGGTGCGTTAGCAATAAAATCTTTCCAAGTAAATGGCCAGTGTCTTACTACTGATATGTCACAATCATCTTCCATCATAATAGCAATATCTTGATCACTCTCTAAGAATAACTTCATCGCTTTTAGATGAGATGTTGTGCAACCTATCTCACCTGATGACATATTGTTAGGATACTTACCAGTAATGATATCACTTAGATCATCTTCTCTTCCATCACATGCAGAGATCCTAGTATGATTTTCTATTTCCCAATATGAAAACTGTTCTTTCATATAGTCAGCACGATCTGTTTTGTCATCAAGATTAATCCAATAGATGTGTGGTAATCCTTTTAGTTTTTGTGCAGACTTATTTTTGTCTAATATAAAACTAGTCATTATAATTAGAAATTAATTTTTGAACATTGGGTAGGTAATGTTTCTTTATAACATTCTTCCAACAGAAGTTCTGAGCATACTCTAAGATCTCATCTCGATGAGCAACAGAGTATTCTCTGTTCTCTTTTATAGCATACTCTACATATTGAATATCGTCAATCTTATCTTCTGGAATCATAGTAATAAAATCTTTATCTAAATCTAAATTTGCTTTAGCAAATTCACTGATGACAACACCTAGACCTGCTGCAAATGCTTCCATGATTACCAGAGAGTGTGCTTCACCATCTGATAGTAGAACTAGATTACCATAGTCTGTTAGGTAGTCATGTAGATATTCCTTAGTCCACTCTCCAAGATAATTATGATTCTCATTGAATCTTTTGTCTGCTATATTACCTGCAAAGAAAAGACTATCTATTGACTGAAACTTATGTTGTCTTTTTCTGTAATCTATTTTTGCTAAGTAGATACTACGATCAGGAAACTCTGGTTTATCTGTAGTGCGGAATAGATCTAAGTCAACACCATTAGGTATAGTATATAATTTTTCATCTGGTATACCTCCAATCAAACTATAAATTCTTTTGATACCTTCTGATAAACAAAATACATTTGGTTTATGTATCTGGAATGCACTAAAGATTTGACCATAACCATTCATCATGTCTGGTCTTTCTATGTAAGCAAAGTGTGTCGTGCATGCACATGGATATTGTATGTAAGGATATAATACTATCCAATCATCATATTGTATGTGTACAAAATCTGGACTAAAATTATTAATTCTTTTTATAATTTCTTTTGGATTAGCAATGTTAATAATATCTACATCATGTCCTTCTTTCTTTAAGTTGACACTGTAGTCCCAGATCAAACTTTCAACTGCACCCCATCCTATAGGTGGTATTTGTGTAGCAGGTCCTATAATACTTATTTTCATAGCAGTGACTTCAACTTAGGTATGTATTCACAGGCAAGAATATTTTCTAACCCAAATGTATCTATACCATATTTTCTGATCTGTCTTCTGATCTGTCTGGATAGTCTTTTGTTTGTATTCACAACACTCTGGATATACTCTAGATCATTTATTTTATTCTCTGGTATTACATCTATGAATGTTCTGTTAAGATCTAACTCAGGAGCAACTGCCTCTGATACTACCACACCTAGTCCACATATTAAAGCTTCTTTAACAACTAACGGAGTTGTATTCTCTACCTCACTTAATAAAATAAAATTAGAATAATTTGTTATATTTTTATTTAAAATTTCTCTTTCCATTTCTCCTTGATAATGTTTACCTCTAAACTTACCTGCCTCTCTACGACCAAAGATATCAATCCCATCTAGATCTTCTAGTATATACTGTCTCTTTCTATCACATACTTGAGAGAAACATATTGTTCTATCATAAGTAGGATACTGATTGAACTCATATGGATTACATCTAACACCTAGTTTACTTAACCATATGTTATCAGCATTAGCACCAAATTCTGTATAAGTATTGATATCTTTTTGACTTGATAAGAAGAGATGGAAATTTTTATTTTCTCTTAGATGTTGGAAGTGCTCACCATAATTATCTCTACCCCACATAGCAGGTGTATTGATATATGGATAGTGAGTTGATGCAATTAATAATTTACAATGTGGTGCAAGATCTTCTAAGATATCTGCGAACACATCATAGTGTAGATGTACAACATCAAACTTACCATACTCTACCTCAAATTTAATTACATCTTTGTCAGGTGTGTTGATAATCTGTACTCGATGTCCTAAGTCTTTTAGTATGATGGCATAGTCCCATATCATCATCTCTACAGCACCCCACCTATCTGGTGGGATCTTCATAATGCCAGGTCCTACGAGTGCAATCTTCATTTATTATAATCCTCCCAATACATTACTTTTTTTAATTCCTCTACATCAGTATCGTACTGATCTAGAGTGTGTACATTTTGACAAGCACTATGGAATAAAAATATTTTTTTCATTTCAGTTTCATAAGGATTAGATCCATACCAGATACCATCTCTTTGTTCCATAGGCATATAATTTTTAGCAGCACAATGATTGAATGCACCGTTAGTAAATTTAAAATTTTTCCATAAATTTAATGCAAAACATAAAATTAATTCGTCAGTTACACCATGATGTAATCCACCATCAGAAAATATATCTGTAAAGATCTCATTATATTTCTCAAACAAACCATCATGCTTTTCTTTTTGAAATAAAAATGCACCTGATGCAGCATAAACATATGTTGATGTATCTTCTGGAATATAATTACCTAGATTTACTCTACTAATTTTTTGATTACTAACAAGGAAGTTATGTAATGTTGGAACCCACCAATGCTGTGTACAAAGAAACTTATCTTCTGCCTCTTCTATTAACTCATCTGTTCTATCATTTATTACTACTGTATCTGTATCCATGTAGAAACAGTAGTCAGTTTCTAAATGTTTATACAGTTCATATCTTTTTTTCCATATGTAAGGTTGAAAATAATTTCTATCATCTTCATTCTCTACTTTCTCTGCTGCAGCACTAACTATCTTGACATTAGGATCATTAATTCCTGACTCATACTTCAACCTATCATCCATATCTATTATAAGAATCTCATGTGGTTGCTTCACTCTTTCAAGTGACTCACATGCTCTCATGAGATTGATATAATAACTGTCATCGCCACCAACGATGAATCCAAAAGTTATTTTTTTCATTGATCAGCTTTAATATACACCCAAGATTTATATGCGTACTCATTAGTGAGATGAATGCCTTCCCATACTTCCTCATCAAAGAACTCTTCTAGAGCACCTTCAACATCAAAGTAATCTGCAGTTACATTATCAGGATCACAATAAGTATCATGTCCTGCTATTATACCACCATATTTTACTTTTGGATACCATGCTTTAAGATCTTCTAACACTGCCTCTTTAGTATGGTCTGCATCTAGGTAAACATAGTCAAAGAATCCATCCTCAAACTTTGATGCCCACTCTACTGAAGCACCCTTACACATTTCTATCTGTGGATTGTCACCATAGAGTTCTTTGACTCTAGCATGACCCTGCTCTACACGATCTTCAAACTTTGTGAAGTGTGCATCGTTACCCTCTGTCTGCCACTTGTCAATTAAATAAAACTTATCTACAAATTCTTTCATCTGAGGATAATAGATGTCTAAGTATCCTCCATACTCTACACCTACCTCTGCTACCTTAAGAGGTTTCCATTCTTCTAGACTGTCAACAACAACAGTAGGTAGATGATCCCTAGAAAATTCAAAGTGATTAAACTTAGGATTAATATTAAAATTGAGTGGGTTGTACATAACTAAACCAGTTTTAAAATACCTTTAGATCTATTCATAAAGGTGTGTTTTTCTTTAACAATTTTCATTTGATGTTGAATCAAATCTACATTGTCATGTTTTTGGAATCCTTTTAAAAATAGATCCTTAATGTTCTCTTCGCAGACAACTGTGTCATCAATAAACTTAGCAAGTTTAGGTGAGTTTGTGATGCCTAGATGACCGTAACTAATTGCCTTGAATATTCGGCAACTCTTTACACCCCATGCTTTATGTGTCTCATTTCTGAGGTCAGGTTGCATGACAGATCTTTGCATGTAGTCTCTATACTTATCATCAGGTAGTGGAGTAGACCAAGGATCACTATAGTAACATTGTATGTTTGCATAACGACATTCCTGCATCCAATCTGATATTGCAGGAGCGTTAGCGAAAGGACCGCTCTCAGAGATACTACCTATCATGTGATACTCTGGATGTCTTTTTCTGGTTGCCCAGTTAAAATCAATCTCCTCTGGCAATAAGTTTGCTGCCCATGCCATGTATATTATATCATAATCAGATGAGTTTTTATCATACAATACACCTGACTCTAACTCCTCACAGTTATCATAATCTACTTTATATGTGTAGTTAACATCTGTCATATAATCCACATGATATCTCATGTCAATTAACTTCTTGACATTACCAAGATACTTCTCTGGATTTACACAGACATGGCATACATATGTACTAGTCTTTCTTAAGGGTATTTTTTTATCTCTGTATCCTTCGCAAAAGAATAAACAATTATCATAATCAAAATCATGTGGGTGTGCTTCGTCAGTAAACCAATGAACTTCATACCCTTGATGTTCAAATGCTTTCTTAAATGCTTCGTAGATGTAAGAATAGGTATCTGTGTGTAATGGATACCCCCATAATATTATTTTCATACCTTCCCCAACATATAATCTTCTGCTTTTTTAGTTTTTCCTGTGACACATTTCATAGCAGCAATGATGTTGCCATCTACTAGATCAGGATGTGCCCACCAGTCTTCAAATGGATGTTGATCATCTACAGAAATGTCATCAGCAATTAAAATATATCCTCTGTCTTGTAAATATTGTCTTGACTCATTTTGTACAGAGTCACCATCGTTATATTTGTCATGTTCAAATGTTATTACAGCAAACTTATACTTGTCTAAGTTGATCTTTAACATTGAGTCAAAGGTTACTCTAGCAGGTTCACAATCTACCTGTAGATAGTCAAAGTTAGGTCCTAATTTTACCTCTTCAAATAATACATCAAAGTCAGCAGTGGTTGCATCTCCTAGAGCTATGGGTGCTTTACGATGTTCGTTGTAAAGATCTGCCTCATGTTCTTTGATCTCAAATCCAATACCATTCCATGCAAACCTAGACTCTAGTAAAGCAGTGTTGTTAGATATAACAGGATGTCCTGCACCTATCTCACAGAATGTTCCATATGGTTTACCATCTAGCATAGACAGGACAAACATATCCTGATAACACTGTGAAAAGTTTTGGTGGTTTACCAAGTCAATGTTCTGAAATTTATAACGAAGTTGTTCCTTTTTATCTGCTGTATAAAAAGTAGGCATTTGCCAAGCATTCGGGTCACTCATGTTTGTAATGTAGAATTATCTTTTGCAAGATGAATAATCTTTCTATCATATGTATAATGCGGGAAACACTCTGGATATGCATAGTCAGGAGGCAATGCATTGACCTTATCTTCATTCTCTAAAAAGAACTTATTGATCTGACTCTCATCATGCCACACTGCTATTATATCATTCTCATAATCCTTGTCAACTCTTTGCTTCAATGTTTTCATCATAGGTATGACACTCTTAATCTGTCCTCCCCAGAGACACCCTTGATAATAATTTTTAGGTATCGGTTCTTTTACATATGCTTCTGACTTAGGATTAGTTTCAAATGTACCTGTGTAATCTGCATAGTGACATGGATGATGTACAGCAAGGTATTCTTTCTCAGGATTTAATATCTCATAAGAAAATATTTTCTTGCGTACCATCATATCGGCATCTAAAAATACCATCCAGTCATATCTTTTTAATTCTTTTTCGGCCTCAAGTATAGTGTGAAACCTTTCCAGAGTTATTGCTGGCCATGGTTTGTGTTCTATATTATAATATGAAATATTGTCAGGTATGTTACCCTCTAAATTACCATCTGTAAATACGAAGTATTGTTTGTTTGCATCGGGCATAAAATGCTCTTCGCAACTGTCATAATACTTTGGAAGAAAATCAAGATACTTATTAGTACCTATGAATATCACTGCCACATTTGTCATAGTTTCATCCAACCTTCGCAATAAAGATCTTTGGTATTGTGTTGTGCATCCAATGGAGGACCGAACCACTTCATTGGTGCTACTACTTGTTTTTCTGACGATGTTGAAAGCCATGCTCCCCACCAACTAAAAGAACTATTTGCTATGATAAAATCAGAACACTTAGTCATTAAACATAGATCAATGTATTGATCTCTTGACTCAGAAATCATAAACCTATCATCTGCAAATAGGGATTGTTCCATACACCATGTAGGATCATCTGATAGAACAACCACTTCTCTATCCTTATCAAAGTAGGACAGTGCTTTCTCATAATAATCCAAACCGACAATAGGATGATGCCCATACTGAGCATAGTCAGTTCGTCTTACATGTAAAGCAATAGGTTTATTTAGACCCTCCATCATCTCTGTGCAGGGATTTTTTATGTCATCTATGAATGAAAAATCTTTTAATAATTCATCTCTAACATTTAAAAAATACTTCTCACTTTGGTAAAATCCATGTAGTGATACCCAGTCTGGGCAGTTGTTAAACAGGTCTTCATCAAAGTGAAAATGTTTCTCTCTTAACTCTGGTCTTTTAGGATCTAACCATTGTATATAAAGATCATTAAATGTTTCGAGTTTAAATGGCATAAACAGTTGATGCTCTTGCCATTGATCTGCATTACTTGTGAACTTAGATGGCGGTACACAGTAGGAATACCCTCTGTTTTTTGCTATACCTTTTACAGCAGCATACTGAAACATTTGGTTTGCTAAACGCTCACCCTTTTTACCTACTGCATTTATACCGATCATCTAGTTTGCAAGTGTGTTGCCTGTTGGAACCATAGATATGTCTTCTCTAAACCCTGATCAAGAGTGTAGTTCGGCTTCCAACCTTTTTCTGTAATTTTATTATAATCTAACGGTCTTTTTGGTGTACCATTAGGACGCTCAGTATCCCACTCTATCTTACCATTGTATCCAGTAAGAGCAGCAACCTTATGTGCTAAGTGAAATATAGATATGTCTTGTCCTGACCCTACATTTATAAGTTCTGCATTACTATAGTTCTCTACAGCAAATAGACAGGCATCAGCAAGGTCATCAACATACATAAACTCTCTGGTAGGAGTTCCATCACCCCAACAGGTCACAGAATCTGTTGTAGCGTTGTTAAATTTAGTCATCAATGCAGGAATAACATGACCATTCTCAGGATGAAAATTATCATTAGGACCGTACAGATTACATGGCATCAATGACACACCTTTGAATCCATACTGTTTGTTATACATCTTTAGCATCTCTATGCCATGTATCTTAGCAATAGCATATGCTTCATTAGTAGGTTCTAATTCACCTGTCATTAAAGAATCTTCCTTAACAGGAGTCTCAGCATACTTAGGATAGATGCAGACACTACCAAGGAAGACAAACTTCTTGACAAAGTATTTGTATGCCCAATGAATCAGGTTAGTCTGAATCATTGTGTTCTGATAGATGAACTCAGCAGAATAAACATCATTGGCATGAATACCACCGACTCTAGCAGCAGCATCAAAAACAAAATTTATTCTATTTTCTTCAAATAATTTTCTAACATCATCTGATTTGGTTAGGTCACACTCACTTCTATCCTTAGTGATAATTCTTGTGTAACCATCTTCTTTTAACCTACGAACAATTGCAGAACCTACTAAACCTTTATGACCTGCAACAAAAATAGTATCGTCTTTTTGCATTGTTCTTAATCTCATGGTATAACAACCTCTGGTTGAGGTAAAGGAAATAGTAATCTCTTACCTTTAAACTTAGGATGTTTCACAAAGAACTCCTTAAAGTGCCAAGGTAAAACAATGTATACATCATACTCTTGTTCCATTACTTTGTCTTCTGTAGCAATAGGAATCCAAGTGCCTGGCGTATAAGAACCATCTTTGTCTGGGTTCACATCTCCTATGATTGATATATCATTTGGAGTTATCTCCCATGTTTGTAAGGTCACATTACCTTTTGTACTAGCTCCTAGAGCACATACTGTTGCTTTGTTTTCTTTGTAGAAGTTTAGCATCTTCCAGAACTGCTCTCTGTTCTGTACTAATCTAATAGCAAAGTCTGTCCAAGGGACATTAGTATCTAATTTTTGATCTAACTCACTAGCAATAAGTGCAGTTAGTTTTGTAGTACATTCTTTTCTCTTACTATTACTCTTTGCAACTACTACAGATATACTACCACCATTTACATCATTAAATTCAAAGTCAACAATCTTAAATCCTGCTTTGTCCATGATGTATTTGAGTTGTCTCATACCATAGTATGATAGATGCTCATGACATACAGTATCAAAGGAATTAACCCTTAACATCTCTGGCATATAACTCTGTTCTAATACCCAGATGCCTTCACTGTCAAGAGACTCTCTTACTTCTCTAGCAAACTCACATGGATCTTCGAGGTCGTAGAACATCGAGAAGGAAGTAATAACTTTTGCTTTTTGTTTTCCAAATCTTTCATTAAATATTTTTGCTGAGAAGAAGTCTGAGATGTAATGTACATTTTCTGGGAAATAATCTTTGAATTTTTTTGATGTAGGATCAATACTTATTAGTTGACAATCTTGTGGAAAGAATCCTAAGAATGTTCCATCGTTTCCTGCGATGTCACATACAATGTCACCTGATTCTAGTTCGATATCTTTTAGAATCTTTTCTGCTTTTCCTTTAAGGTGCTTGACCATGCTACCATTCAGTCCAGAACGATACCCATACTCTTCTCCGTACATTGTAGGGAGGTCAAAGGTATGTTCTAGTTGCACATGACCACAACCACCTTTAGATTCGTCACACTTAACTAGAGTCAGAGGACCTTTGCTCATGTCAGGATCAATCTCTTTAGGAAATACTCCTGAGAGATACTGATCACCTAGATCTAAGACAACATTATAATGTTCGTTGCCACAGACTCTACACTTTGTAATTTTGTGAAATTTGTTACACTTCATTGTCCGTAAATACACATGTCTTCAACGAGATCTCTAAAAGATAACTCTGGTTCCCAACCTAAGACTTCTTTTGCCTTAGTAGCATCACCTAGAAGTTGTTCTACTTCTGTGGGTCTGTAATACTTTTCACTGACTCGAATGATATCTCTACCCATTGTAGGACAATATCCTGTTTCTTTCAAGCCTTCTCCTCTCCATTGTATGCTGAAACCAAAATACTCTGCAGCATACTCTATAAATTCTCTTACACTATACATCTTACCAGTTGCTAGTACAAAGTCATCTGCCTTTTCATGTTGTGTAATCATCCACATGCCACGAACATAGTCCTTAGCATGTCCCCAGTCTCTCTTAGCATCTAGGTTACCCAACACTAACTCATGTTGCATACCTGTGGAGATGCGAGATAGACCCATCGTAATCTTACGAGTTACAAATGTCTCACCTCTTCTCTGGGACTCGTGATTGAATAGTATACCATTACTAGCATGGATGCCATATGCCTCACGATAGTTTCTAGTAATCCAGTAAGCATAGAGTTTTGCTACACCGTAAGGACTACGAGGATAGAATGGAGTTGTCTCTGTTTGAGGAACCTCTTGTACCAATCCGTATAACTCTGATGTAGATGCTTGATAGTATCTGCACTCATGATCTAGTAAACGAATTGCATCTAACAGACGAAGAGTTCCTAGAGCATCTACCTCACCTGTATACTCAGGCATTTCAAAAGATACCTTTACATGACTCATAGCAGCAAGGTTGTAAACCTCTGTTGGTTTGATCTTTTGAACCAAACTAATTATGTTACCAGAGTCAGTTAGATCTCCGTAATGAAGATGGATACGAGAGTATATATGATCTATTCTATGGGTGTTAATCATAGAAGATCTACGGACAATACCATGCACTTCATATCCTTTCTCTAGCAGGAGTTCTGCCAAATAAGAACCATCCTGTCCTGTTATTCCAGTAATAAGAGCTTTCATATATTTTTTACAGCTCTTACATTATAGCATATTACTCTTTGTTCAGCAATTCTTTGTGTTTATATGTTCCTTTCTTGCAGAAGTAGAAAGTATAATTTTCTGTGGTCACATAGTAACCGTCTATGTCCTGACCATCATCGGTGTAACCATATGCCCTAACTTTTTCATCAACACCGTCGAATCTAAAATTTTTATCATCTCTTATAAGAGACTCGTGGTATCTAGTGTCTAAGTTGATCATGGGTTACAGGGTAGAAGTTTAATCATTCTATAATACTTCTATGTATATGTCAAGGTATCCTGACATCTGTAATATATGTTAATACTAAAAAAAAGTTACCTCAGTAAACCTTGTTTTGTGCTGCCACCTATTGTCAATGATTGTCTGACCATGTGGCCAATGACCAGGAAATGCAACTAATGAATTAAATTTTGATAAAATACACAGTTTTTCTACAAAATATTTCTCATCCTTCCAAGGTAAAACATGTTCAGTATTTTCATGTAGCATCTCTTCTCCTAACTCAGTAGCATCATAGAAACTTGTGCCAGGTGTATAGTTTTCATCTGGGTTTAGATAGATACAAACATTTAATTTATTATCTACATGGGGTGACCAACAATATGGTTCATGATCAAAAGGATCTATTAATCTAAACTGATTAAAAACTGATATAGGATTAGTACCATAAGGTTCTGGATCTTCTATCTTAAAGAAGTTAGTTATATGTTTGAATAGAACTGACCTAGTAGGATCATATCTAAAGTCAGCATACTTCTGTCCATCCATAAACTCCTTACCGTTAATACCATCTGCAGTAGGTGGTTTTAAAGAGACTATAGGTGCTTCATCTAAGAACTCATGTACTCTTTCTGGGTGTTGATATATGTCATCTACAATTATTATATGACTACCAAACAAAGGTAAGATACTTACCTTCCATTCGTCGTTCATTAAAAAATCTTTCTGATCAAAAAACTTAGGAGTCTTCATCAAGTTCAATAATAATTCTATTATTTTCAAAGTCTGCTCTCATTTTAAGAGGAGCATCTACTGGCCACATCATTTCTTCATAGAGAGTATTTAACTTCTCCATATCTTCCCAGAGATCATTTAC